CACAAAACCAGCGCAAATATTTAATGATATAGTGTTTTCTTTATATTCAAAATTATAGTATTTACTTTTGAATATAAAACCGCAAATATTTGCGCTGGTTTTGTGCGCTTTTTCTAAAAGCGCAATTTTTAAAAACACAATATATATATAATAATAAATACATATGCGATTTGAAATTATTATTATAGGAATAACTGCATTTTTTATATTTAATACATATCACGATGGAAAGTATACAAAAATGTTGAAATCAGGTAAAAAATATTATCAAATGGCTTTTTATGGAGTTTTAGGATTAGGAATTTATTTAATTTTGAAAAGAAACCCAGTTCAATCTAAAAATATGTTAATGTGTGCAAATAATATGGTAAAATATTTACCTATTGATAAAACTTCTCTCAATCTTCTTAATCCTATATTAGATTTTACTAATAATAATGATACAGGTGATACTGATGGTGGTGAAAATAATAATTATACAGGAAGTTTCATGTCTAGTTTTAATAATGCAAATGAATTAAGTGAAAGACGTATTTTATCATCTGGTAAGGGTGGTACAAAAAGATCTGTTAGTGAAACAAAAAAGAAATATGTAGCATCACAACAAAATTGGAAATGTGGTCATTGTGAATGTCAATTAAATGCGTGGTTTGAAGTAGATCACAAGGTAAGATTAGAACATAATGGAGGTAATGATGTAGGAAATTTAGTAGCTTTATGTCGCGAATGTCACGGGAAAAAAACAGCAATGGAAAATATGTAAAATATGTAATGAATTAGATAGAGAGACTACGATTATCTTATCTATGCTTCATTATTATTTGTCTAACTATTTTGTTTTGTATCTAATATATAGTATATATAAATTACAACATGTCAGAATCCACAATAATATCTCCAAATAATAATTGGTCAATATTTATAACAATTATCATTATTGTTATTATTATTTTGATAATGTTTTATTTTTATATGAAATTTAAACCAACTATATCTCATACAGTATATTCAACAGCAACACAATCTACACCTTTTTTTACTCTTATTATGCAAAAACGATTAAAATATATTATTACCTTTACTATTTTTTTGATTTTAGCATTTGTTTTTTATTTTTGGAATCCATATAATATAGCAAGTAATTATTTTGGTGTATCTACTATTGTTATCCTTTTTGTAGGTGTATTTTTAATTGGACTAATGATTAATTATACACTTATATTTTCTACTAAAGAACAAATGAGAGAAAATAATACAGTATGGGATACTGCTGTAAAAACTATTATTATTTTAGCATCATTATGTGTTTCTGGAGGATTACTTTATTGGATAATTATGAGTGCGGGTAGTTTGTATTCTAGTTCAAGCATAGTATCTTTTATTATTAATTTATGCCTATTAATTGTTATATTTGGTCTAATCTATAAGGTATTAATAACAAATCCATATATTCAATCTTCACCATATATTCGTTTTATAGTTAATTTTATACTATATATTCCTTGTATTTTTGTTTCTGTTATTGATACTTTGGTCATAATATTTTATCGTCAAAAAATGAACAATATTGAAATAGGTAACAAAACAGAATTTATATTATTAGGAATTGGAATATTAATGCTTGTTTTATATTTCATTTTGCCATATTTAGAAAATTATGTTGTATTACAAGGTGGAACACAATTAATTAATGAACCAGTTTATACAAATAATTTTAATAATTTGTCATCATATATTCTGTTGAATAATATTAATCCAAAAACAATTCCTATAATATATGATTATGATTATGGAATATCTTTTTGGCTTTATTTAGATTCTATTCCAACTAATGAAGACAAATATATGACTGTATTTAATTATGGTGATAAACCAAGAGTATTATATAAAAGTTCTACTAATACAATGATTATTACAGAAAAACCAAATGAAACATTGAATGCGTTAACAAATTCTATAATAATACCGACTAAAACGACACCCTCAAACAAAAAGACAACCTCAAACAAACCATCAACCAAAACAACAAAAAAAACACATTCAACTAATATACCAACTACGACAACAATAGATGTTGATGATAAAGGTAATAGAATTATTTACACAAGAGATAAAATATTAATTCAAAAATGGAATAATATAATTATGAATTATAATGGCGGAACTTTAGATATATTTTATAACGGCGAGTTGGTAAAATCTGAACCTAATGTTGTTCCGTATATGACTATGGATAATCTTAGTATTGGTGAAAATAATGGTATGAATGGAGGAATATGTAATCTTGTTTATTTTAGAAAAACGTTGACTCAAAATCAAATTTATTATTTATATAATTCCGTTAAAAATAAAACACCTCCAACTTTGTATAATTATTAACAAATATTAACAAATATTGTGAAATACTTTAGCTAAAGTAGATAATTTAGCTAAAGTAGATAATTCAAAATGATGTTACTTGTTCAAAAATAAAATTATTATAATTATATATTATAATAATAATGAACGCATCATCCATAATTTTTATAGTTGTTATACTTTTACTATTATATATAGTAATACATTATTTAACAAAAGATGTCAGTATGTTGCAAAAAAATGTTATGGATGCAACAGTTATGACAACTATTCAACCAATCACATCAAAAAATACTTCAATATCTGCAAACTCTGGAAATTTTACTTATTCCATATGGTTTTATGTTAACGATTGGAATTATAAATATGGAGAACTTAAATATGTTTTTGCAAGAATGGGGAGAGCATCAAAAGCATTATCAAGTAAAGATAACAATCTTTCAAGTATTGCATCATTAAATCCTTGTCCAGCAGTTACTTTATCACCAATTCAAAATAATATAACAATTTCAATGTCTTGTTTTTCAGGTGATCCAAAAAGTAAATCACATAATATTTTAAGTAATACTGAAATAACAAATGTTCCAATTCAAAGATGGGTAAATTTATATTTTAGTGTATATGGAAGAACTTTAGATGTTTATATTGATGGAAAATTAGTAAGAACAAATGTTTTACCTGGAATTGTAAATGTTCATCATAATGAACCAACATATATAACACCTATGGGTGGTTTTTATGGTTGGACTTCTAAATTTCAATATTGGCCAACGTCATCTGATCCTCAACAAGCGTGGAATGTTTATAAAGCAGGTTATGGAGGTAATCTGTTTGCAAGTCTTTTTGGTCAATATCAAGTCAAGGTTGCTTTATTAAATAATGGACAAGAAACATCTAGTGTTCAAGTTTAGATAATTATATTACCCTTATTGGGCAGAAAATTGAGAAAAAAAAATGATTTAATTTAATTTATTTTTATTTAGAGTAAAAAAATAAATTAAATAAATAATACGACGAATAATACGATTAATACAACTAATAAGACTTATACAAATAAAATTATAATGAATTTAATTTCAAAATTACCATATGAATTGCAAATACATATTTCTGAATATAATCCAGAACATAGAAAACAAATGTATTGGATTTTAAATGATATATGTAATAATTATTGTAGATGTGATGTTTGTGATAAAATTATAATAAAATATATTTATTCTACTCGTAGTCGTAGGTGTACTTTGCAATGCTGTTCTAGTGAATGTGTAGATCGGTATGATGGTCCAGATCATTATTAAAGATTAACATCTTGTTTTCGTATTTTTTTTAAAGAGTATATATAAGAAAACAATGTATAATGGCGCAAATTCTGGATATAATGAATTTTCTATTAGTCAACCTCAATATGGTTCTAGAGAATTTTTACAATCAAATACTATAATTGGTAAATTTGCTTTTTTAATTCTTATTTTATTTGGGTTTCTTATTGCATTACGTTTAGGAATATCTATTTTAAATTGGTTTATTCAGGGTACTTCTTCACCTCATTTCATTGATGGAATGGTAGATGCAAAACAAATGTTAATTTTTAAACAAGATCCATCATTAATAAATTCTAAAACATTATCACGATCTATTAATGAAAATGATGGTATTGAATTTACTTGGTCTATTTGGCTTTTCATAGATGATTTAACATATCAACAAGGACAATATCGTCACGTTTTTCATAAAGGTAATGCTGAAATGGCATCAAATGGACTTATACAACCGAATAATGCACCTGGACTATATATTATGCCAAATACAAATGGACTTTATATTTTAATGAATACATATAATGATATTAATGAATCAGTAACAATTTTAGATATTCCTTTGAATAAATGGATAAATGTTATGATTCGTTGTGAAAATACAAATATGGATGTCTACGTAAATGGTGTAATTACACAAAGTTTACAATTAAAAGGTGTACCAAAACAAAATTATGGAGATGTATATACATCTATGAATGGAGGTTTTTCTGGTTATATTTCTAATTTATGGTATTTTGATAAGGCATTAGGAACAACACAAATTAATGCTATAGCAAAACACGGTCCGAATATGAAAATGACTGGAACAAATGGTATGAATATGAAAAATCCAAATTATTTATCTATGCGTTGGTATTTTGATGGTTTACAAGTAAACAATGGATTGACAACTATATAATTTTTATTATATTATATT